CTTGTCGACGAGCGCGGCGTGCTGATCGCCGGCCACGGCAGGCTGGCGGCGGCGCAAAGGCTGGGGCTGACGGAAATTCCGGTGATCCGGCTCGATCATCTGACGGACGCGCAGGCGCGCGCCTATCGCCTTGCCGACAACAAACTCGCCGAGAACGCGGGCTGGGACCGCAAGTTGCTTGCCGCCGAGCTGCAGGAGCTCGTCGGCGGATTCGACCTCTCGCTGATCGGGTTCTCCGAGGACGAACTGGCGGCGCTGTCGGCCAGGGCGAATGCCGGCCTGACCGATCCGGACCAGGTGCCGGATACGCCGGTGCGGCCGGTCTCGCGCCCCGGCGATGTCTGGCTGCTCGGGCGGCACCGTCTCGTGTGCGGGGATTGCACCGATCCCAGCGTGGTCGCGATGTGCCTCAATGAGGTGACCCCACACCTGATGGTGACGGACCCGCCCTATGGCGTGGCCTACGACCCGGCCTGGCGGGCCCGCGCCGGCGTCAATCTGAACAAGGGCAAGCTCGGCAAGGTCGACAACGACGACCGTGCCGACTGGCGCGAGGCCTGGGCCCTGTTCCCGGGCGACGTCGCCTATGTCTGGCACGCGGGGCGGTTCGCGAGCGTGGTGGCGGCAAGCCTCGAGGCCTGCGGATTCGCGCTCAGGGCTCAGATCATCTGGGGCAAGGACCGGTTCGCGCTCAGCCGCGGCGACTATCACTGGCAGCATGAGCCCTGCTGGTACGCCGTCAGGAACGGCGCCAAGGGGCACTGGTCGGGCGGGCGCTCGCAGTCGACGCTGTGGTCCATCCCGGCGCGCGACGATTCCGGCCACGGCCACGGCACCCAGAAGCCGGTCGAGTGCATGAAGCGCCCGATCGAGAACAATTCGAGCCCGGGCCAGGCAATCTACGACCCCTTCCTTGGCAGCGGCACCACGATCATCGCCGCCGAGATGACGGGGCGCGTGAGCCACGCGATCGAGCTCGATCCTCGTTACGTCGACGTGGCGGTGACCCGGTGGCAGGACTTCACGGGCGAGGAGGCGGTCCTGGAGTCCGAGAACAGGACCTTCGAGGAGATGCTGGACGAGCGCTACGACCCGGACGCCAACAGCAAGGGCAGCTACGACGAGGCCATCAGAGCCTTGCGGGAGCGGCACGAGGCCGAACGGACATAAGATGGCAAAGGCCGCCGCGATGTGCGACGGCCTCGCCCTGCGGGCGGCGGTGGTGATCAGGCGGCGCGGTACACCCGCCCGCGACCCTCGACCTTCTCGGTCTCGATCCTGAGGCCGGCCTTGCGGGTCTGCACCGAGACGGCCGCGCGGGTCGTGTGCGGCAGCCATCCGAAGCGCTTGGCGATCTCGTCGATCGTCGCGCCCTTGGGTCGCTTGAGCATCTCGATCAGGGCGGCGCTCTTGGAGGTCCGCTTGCCTTTCGCCGCGGGCTGCTTGCCAGCGCGTTTGCCCCCGTTGTCGCGGGCGGGCTTGGCTTCGAGCGCCTTGAAAGCCCAGCCGCCGTCGCCGGCCTTGCCGGTCTCGAAGTCGATGCCTTCCTTGGCCTCGGCGCCGAGAGCGGCGCGGGCTGCGCGCTGGGCGTTGGAACGCTTGCTGTAGGTCTTCATGGGTTCGTCTCCTTAGGTGCTGATGGCCCCGCGAATTTCCGCGGGCGATCGGACACATCGCTCTTGTTCGCGAACACATCAAGTCAATTAACCACTTGTTTTTGAATAGGAATTTGGAGCAGAGCCATGGCCCCGCGCGGGCGCAAGCCCAAGCCGACGCACCTGAAGCTCGTGACCGGCAATCCCGGCAAGCGCGCGCTCAACGAGAACGAGCCCAAGCCCGAGCCTTCACTGCCGAGCCCGCCGCCGCATCTCGATGACGAGGCCAAGGTCGAGTGGGGCCGAGTCTCCGAGCAGCTCTACGCGCTGGGCTGCCTGTCGAAGATCGACCGGGCAGCACTCGCGGCCTACTGCCAGGCCTACGCGCGTTGGGTCAGGGCCGAGCAGGCGATCGCCGAGATGGCGAAGCGGGACGATCTTACGCGGGGACTGATGATCAAGACCACGAACGGCAACGCCATCTCGAACCCGCTGGTGGGCGTGGCGAACAAGGCGATGGCGGACATGGTGCGCTACGCGGCCGAGTTCGGCATGACCCCGAGTGCGCGCAGCCGCATCGACGCGGAGGCGTCCGGGCGCGCAGCCCGGGACGATCCGGCCGACAAGTATTTCCGCAACCGGAAATAGCCATGGCGCCAAGCCGGGGCAAGCAGGCGGACCCGGTGACGGCCTATGCCAAGTCCGTGCTCGCGGGCCGCATCGTCGCCGGCCCGCATGTCAGGAACGCCTGCGCCCGCCACATGCGGGACCTGGACGACGGGGCGAAGCGCGGACTGACATGGGATCTGAAGGCGGCGCGGTTTGCGCTCGGCTTCTTTCCCGACGTGCTCAGGCTCGCCGGCGGCCAGTTCGAGGGGCTGGCCTTCAAGCTCGAGCCGAGCCAGGCCTTCATCGTCGGCTCGCTGTTCGGCTGGAAGCGAAAGGACGGGACGCGGCGCTTCCGGCGCGCTTTCATCGAGGAAGGCAAGGGCAACGGCAAGACGCCGCTGGCGGCCGGCATCGGCCTGTTCGGCCTGATCGCCGATCATGAGGCGCGCGCCGAGATCTACGCCGCGGCCTCTGACCGCGACCAGGCCATGGTGCTGTTCCGCGACGCGGTGGCGATGGTCGACCAGTCGCCGAGGCTGAGCGAGATCATCAAGCAGTCGGGAGAGAACCCGGTCTACAATTTGGCGGACTTCGAGACGGGCTCGTTCTTTCGTCCGATCAGCCGCGAGAAGCGCAAGCAGGGGTCGGGGCCAAGGCCGCACTTCGCGCTCTGCGACGAGGTGCACGAGCACCCGGACCGCTACATCGTCGACATGCTGGAGCGCGGCTTCAAGTGGCGCCGCCAGCCGCTGTTGCTGATGATCACCAACTCAGGCAGTGACCGCAACTCTATCTGCTGGGAGGAGCACGAGCACGCAGTCAAGGTGGCGGCGGGCGAAACGGAGGACGACGAGACCTTCGCCTATGTCTGCGCGCTCGACGAGGGCGACGACCCGCTCGAAGATCCCTCCTGCTGGGCCAAGGTCAATCCGCTGCTGGGCGTCACCGTCACCGAGGACTACCTCGCCGGCGTCGTGCGCCAGGCCAAGGCGATTCCCGGCAAGCTCAACCTGACGCTACGCCTGCATTTCTGCATCTGGACCGACGCCGAGCAGGCGTGGCTGCCGGCCGCCACCTGGCAAGCCTGCGAAGACGAGGATATGAGCCTCGACGACTTCGCCGGCGAGCCGTGCACGGTTGCCCTCGACCTTTCCGAGGTGAAGGACCTGACGGCGATGGCTATCGTGTTCCGGGATGGCGAGAAGGAGGTCACGCGCGACGACGGTGAGATGAAGGTGCTGCCGAAGTTCGCGGCCTTCGTCGAGTTCTGGACACCAGGCGATACCATCCACGAGCGGGCGCTGGCCGACAAGGCGCCCTATGACGTGTGGGTGGCCCAAGGCTTCCTGCACGCGCCGCCCGGCCCGCTGATCCGCCACGACCACGTCGCGCACAGGCTCTACGAGCTGTCGCAGGACTTCCGTGTAGAGGCAGTCGTCTACGACCGCTACCTGATCAAGAAGTTCGAAGAGGAGCTGGACGCCATCGGCCTCGACCTGCCGCTGATCGAGCATCCGCAGGGCTGGCAGCAGCGCCAGTCCACGGAGCTGTGGATGCCGCAGAGTATCAACGAGACCGAGGCCGCGATCCTGGAGCAGCGCCTGCGCGTGGCCGTGAACCCGGTGCTGCGCTGGAACGTGGCGAGCGCGAAATTCATCACCAGCCCGGCGGGGCTCAGGCGCTTCACCAAGCAGAAGGCGACGGGCCGGATCGACGGCGCCGTGGCGCTGGCCATGGGGATCGGCGCCATGGCCTGTGCGGCGCCCGTGCCCGTCTCCCCGTGGGAAGACCCGGACTACAGGATGGCGGTGATCTGATGTGGCCTTTCGCTCGGCGAGAGACGCGCGCCTCGCCCGAGGACCCGCGCTACGCGCTCTCCGATCCGAACATCGTCGCCATCCTGTTCGGCGACGGTTTTGTCAGCGAGGCGGGAATCGACGTGACGCCCGAGAAGGCGCTCGGCGTTCCGGCGGTGTGGGCCGCGACCGGTTTCATCTCGGCGACCATCGCCTCGCTGCCGTTGGAGCTGTTCCGCCGCAACGAGACCGGCGAGGAGAAAGTCGAGGACGAGTTGGCAATCATGCTGGGCGAGGCGCCGAACGACGAGCTGACCTCCTTCGACTGGCGCCAGTCGGCGATGGACAACACGCTCACCGGCGGGCGCTCCTACACCTTCATCGAGCGCAACGCCGGGCGCAAGCCGATGAACCTCTGGCCGCTCGACCCGGCGAGGACAAGAGTCGAGAGGAAAGACGGCAAGAAGCTCTATGTCTATCGGGAGGGCCGGCGGAACGTCACCTATGCCGCGGCCGAGGTGATCGACATTCCGTGGCGCTTGGCAAGCGACGGACTGACCCATGTGCGTCCGATCGAGCGGCTCAGGAACGCCATCGGCCTGGCGATCGCCTTGGAGGCCTACGCCTCGAAGTTCTTTCAGAACGGCGGCGTGCCGCCCCTCCAGCTGGTGGGCCCGTTCCAGTCGCCGGCCGGCGCCAAGCGGGCCTCCGACGATATCCTGGCGGCGCTCAAGGAGGCGCGTGCCCAAGGCAAGCCGGTTCTGCCGCTGCCGACGGGGCATGAGCTCAAGCAGATCGGCTTCGACCCGGCCAAGGGACAGATGACGGAGGCGCAGCGCTTCCAGCTGGAGCAGATCGCGCGCATCTACCAAGTCCCGCCGGTGTTTCTGCAGGACCTCACGCACGGAACGTTTTCGAACACCGAGCAGCAGGACCTCCATGTCGTGAAGCACACGCTCAGGCAGTGGCTGAAGCGGTGGGAGCAGGAGTTGAACCTGAAGCTGTTCGGCCGCGGCAAGCGCGACCAGTTTGTGAAGTTCAATGTCGATGGGCTGCTGCGCGGCGACTTCAAGACCCGCATGGAGGGCCTCGCCCGCGCCGTCCAGAACGCGATCCTCAAGCCCAACGAGGCCCGGGCGCTCGAACATCGCGCGCCGGCCGAGGGCGGCGACCGGCTGATGATCCAGGGCGCCACGGTGCCGATCGGGGGGCGGTCAAGTTCGACGGAGTGAGAAGGGCTGTTGGCAGTAGCGACGTAGAGACAATCTCCAACCTGCCCCGCCGCGACGGTGGCCGATTGGACAAGGGACAGCCAATTAGCCCGACCACCAATCATCGGCCGGCCAACTCGGTACCGCTCATTCAGGGGTTCAAGCTCTCGAGCTGGCTTGCTTTCGATACACGAAAGTCCGCCTAACGGCGTCCCGATAAATCGCGAAACGCAGGGTGTCGTGTCTCGTCTCCCCGTCCCTACGATGTCCCCTGAAGCGTCCTTCTTCAGCGCAACCGGCCCGTCGAAGCTGCCGAAGAACCGTCGTGTTGTACTCGTACACATCCATATAAATTTTGAAGAGATCGAGTTCATCGAACAGCTGTTGGCAGAACTTGATGAATGCGATAACGCCAAGTCCCCTATGACGTTCTGTCTCGTCGAGATAGATGGTTACGAACAGGTAACCATCCTCTGGAGAATATCCGTAAGAGTACATGGTCCCTATGGGTTGCTGATCATTGTGGGCGCTTATGAGAATTTGGCGGTGGCGGTCCCTGGCAAAATCTGCCTGCAGCTCCCTATCGAGTTCCACTTCGGTGAGCCTGTCACGACGCTTTGAGCAGAAGCGGGTGAAGCTCTCGCTATTACGCCACTTCAGTAGCACATGAAGATCGCTGCGTGTGATAGGCCGCAGCTGCACAGATTTTTTCCACTTCGCGCTCATGTTTTGTGAGAAGGACATGCGATGTGATGACCCCTTCCGATGTGACGAGCCGACCACATCGCATGTTTCTAGCAGACTACTTGCCACTGTCGCTGCTCTTGGCATTGTCCCAGCCAGAGCTATAGCTCTCTTCTAGCTTCGCGCAGGTATCCGGGGAATCGCCAAGGGTGCCAAAGAGTCTCTGGTGACCCCCACCCTCATTGTAATCCCTCTGACCAGACGCGTACGCATGTCCAACGCGGTACGACTCGGAACCGCCACCAATCCAACTGTGTGTGTGCTCATGCGCGTCTCGGGTGCCTTCGGCATAGTCATGATCGTCTTGCTTCGCCATCGTGTGTAACTCCTTCAGCGTTTGCTCCGACGTGGCTTAATTGGATTCATCGCCACGCACCGATACTGAAGCACTTGCGTGGCCAGACCGCAATCTGCATACTTAGATGACGTCAATGTTGAATATTCATACACGCACTTGCCTGGAATAGTGGTGGCTCGCGTCGGTACGCTAATTCGCCAGCATGGCAAGGGGGATAGCTGATGGAGCTCAATGAATCTGATCGATTGGCACTTTCGGTGGCTTACCTCAGATCGCTCGGGAAGAGCCAAAAGACCATAGAGTCCGAACTTCGTATTAGCCAACCGCACGTCTCACGTCTCCTGAAGCATGCGGAGCGCAAAGGTTGGTTCAGACGTGAGTTCCGGTTCCGATTCCCGGACGAATTGAGCGACGAGGAAAAAGAAGCAATTAGATGTAGGGGATTTCCAGACCGCGAAGGACTTAAGCGCCGGCTCTCAGAACTCGCGTCGGCCCGAAAGGGGGTCCCACTTAAGAGCCTTGAACTTGTTCACCTCGACCACACGAGCGCTGAGCGCCATGCCGAATTTGGCCGCTTGGTGGCTAGGTATGTTGCGGAGCTGATCGCACCAGCGAAAATCTGTGCTGTGGCTTGGGGGCGTACGGTGCTCGGTGTGGTCGAAGCCATTGAGAGCGTACCACCGAGACCGCAGTTGATCTGTGCGCCCGCCGCTGGTGAGCCCTTGAACGACAGCGATAGCTCCTCATCGTGTAGTTTGGCGGCGGAGCAATTGGCAAACAAATTCCGGTGCAACTCATCGCCTTTATCCTTGCGGGGTGTACCTGCAAGGGTTCCGAGGGATCTCGCGGCCAGTGCGCGCATTTTGAAAGCGTATTGCAATAAGTCCAAGGCTTATCGCGCTATCTTCGCAGGACCGGACGCATTGATGAACAGGGCAGACAGTCTCCTCACAGGGGTCGGAGATGTCGCCTCCTTTGAGGAAGGTGTGTGGTTTCAGGAAATTGAATGCATGGAAGGAAAAGATGTTGGCGCCGTTCTTGAGAAGCATGCTGCGGGCAACATCGGTGGTGTTTGGCTACTAAAGAAAGATGGAAGCGATGCACGGCTGCGGGACATAAACTCGCGATGGTTGGGAATGACTGGAGAGCATATAAAGAAGTGCTCTCTCCAAGCGCAACGCCCAAACGCCAAATCGCCTGGAGTGATTGTTCTCGCTATCGAGCCCAGCAAGGCAGAAATCGTTCACCGGACGATTGGGATGGTGAACCACCTAGTAACGACTGAAGCATTGGCGCGCAAACTTGCTTCCTTAACGGGCAGCTAGGGGCCTCGCCTGAGGGTGCGGGCCGCCAAGCAGGCAGAGTTCCTCACTTGAGCTTCCACATTGATGACCGATTCAGTCGCAAGCTCGACCAGTCGATCGCAGTGAATGTCGCGTTCCCATCAAGAGAGGCACTTGGGCCATTGGCGTGTTGCTATGGGGAATGCTGCCTGGGAGAATCCAATGACCGACAATCGCGAAATTCGCGCCCTCGGCGAGCTGCGCGTCGAGCGCCGGCAGGAGGACGGCGGTGAAGAGTCCCGCCGTATCGTCGGCTATGCCGCGGTCTTCGACACGCCGACCGACATCGCTGGCCTGTTCCGCGAGCAGTTCGCGCCGGGCGCCTTCGCGAGGGCGATCGCTCGCGACGACATCCGCGCGCTGATCGACCACGACCCGACGCTGATCCTCGGGCGCAACCGCGCCGGCACCTTGAACCTCGCGGAAGACACCAAGGGCCTGCGCGTCGACATCGATCCGCCCGAGACGCAGGCGGCGCGCGACCTGATGGTCTCGATCGAGCGCGGCGACGTGTCGGGCATGTCGATCGGCTTCATCGCACGGCGGCAGGATTGGGATGACGCGCAAGACCCGCCGCTGCGCACGATCCACGAGGCCGAGTTGCTCGACGTCTCGGCCGTCACCTTTCCGGCATATCCCACGACGGAAGTCGGCCTGAGGTCGCTGGAGCGCGTCCGGGCGGCAAGGCAACCGGACTCCGGTCGAAAGGCCGACCCGCAAAGAACCCGCGTGGCCTTGACCGCCATGCGCCTGCGCATGCGCCACCGGCTGCGCGAGAAGGAACTGGCGGGCTAGCCCCCGCCGCTGCTCCCTTTCCTTGCCGCCATGAGCGGCATGCCCCGACCCGCCCTTGGGCAAGGCGCAAGGCCCGTCGCGAGACGCGCCATTCCCATCAGATGGAGGCCCACTCATGGCTGATATCGCCGAGCTGCGGGAGAAGCAGAGCGAACTGCTCGCTGCCGCCCGCGCCAAGTATGACGAGATCACCGACGACACCGAGGAGTCCCGCGCCCAGGAGATCGAGGCCGAGTACGACCGCATCATGGCCGACTACGACCGGCTCGAAGAGCGGGTCAAGCGCGAGGAGGCGTTGGCCGCACGACAGGCGCGGCTCGCCGAGGAGCTGGCCCGGCCCGATCCGCGGCGGCCGAAGGGCGAGGACGCCCATGTCGATCCGGAGGCTCCCGGCGACGAGCTCACGCCGGGGCAGCGTCACGTCGCCGCCTTCCGCAACTATCTCCGCTATGGCCGCGAGGGACTAAGCGCCGAGGAGCGCGGCGTCCTCGACCGCAACCGCATCGAGATGCGCCAGCAGGGCGTGGCGTCGGGTTCGATCGGCGGCTTCCTGGTGCCGGAGGGCTTCATGGCCGAGCTGGTCAAGAGCCTCAAGGCGTGGGGACCGATGCTCGATCCGGGCGTGACGCGCCAGATGGTGACCGCGGCCGGCAACTCGATTCCCTGGCCGACCATGGACGACACCTCCAATACCGGCGCGCTGATCGCCGAGAACACGCAGGTGGCGCTGGCCGAGGTGACCTTCGGCACCAAGACGCTCGACGCCTACAAGTACACCTCCGGCGTCGTGCTGGTGGCGAGCGAGCTGCTGCAGGATGCGGCCCTCGATGTCGAGACGATCGTGCGCGACGCCATGGCCGAGCGCGTGGGGCGGAT